CTGGTGTAGATCCAGGTGATGAATAAATAATATCGCCTGTAGTAGTCATTGGGTTAGTCATGCCAGTCGTATCTAAATTAGCCCAAGCACTGCCAGTGTAATATGTTGTTACATTTGTATCTTTAAGATAAGCAAAATTACCTTCTTGTGGTGATGTTACAGCTGCATCTCTAGCAGCGGCACTAGCAAATACCCAGACACCTTGCATTAAATAGCCATCTACATCGGCGGCGGTTAATACCTCGCCTGTAACAAAGTCCTTAAAACCTAATCCTGCTGCCATTTGTACTCCCTAGTAACTTAGGACATTATAGTCTAAAGTGCCATAAATCGTATCATTTAGGATAAATGCGTCTATGACTGGCTCTAATGTCGTGAACGTAGTGCGCCAACTATTCGGTGATATATTCATGCGTACACCGAAAATCTGTAATGTTTTTTCTAGGGTAGATCCGCCTGGCTGTGTAGTAATTACCTTGATCGGATCAAAGAAGTCTAGGTCTAGGGCTGCAATAATGCCGCTATTGTAATTGTTTGTGTATAGGTCAAGGACTATGGAATCTACTCGTATGCTTGTCTCGGCTCTGCTAGCAACGTAAGCCTGCGCGTAATCTAGGGCTACGGCATCGGTCTGCATAAGTAGGTTGTCTAAAAAGTAGCTGTGTAAAAAGTATTTATCTATGCTGTCTTGGTTAGAAGCTACCTGCGCTGTGCCACCTGACCTAGTAATAGTGGCTTTGTTAAATATAAGCACATCGTTGAGAATCCAACTAGCATCAAAGTAATCTATACCTGTGCCATTATCTGCAAAGACTGTGGGTGTGCCGCCAATAGATCCTGCAGTTACGTCTCTATCTTGAAATACAAATGAGCCACTAGCATCTACATATAGTGCGCCATACTCAGACGTGGCTACTGTAGTTAAAGCTTGCAGTGCTGTGCGGTTAGTGCCTGGATCTGCCTGCATAGTAGTAAGCCCTGCATCTACATCACGCATAGTCGCTGGCCAGTCAATTTCATCTAGTATCTCGTTAATACGTGTGCCTGCTAAGTCGCCTGCAGTAGCACCTGTAACTGTGCTGATCTGTGCTACCTGCGCTAATCTAAATGCATCTACAGCTTGTATGGTTGTTATTGCTACATCTTCACCGGATTCACCTGGGTATGTAGTCACATAGCTTGTAATGAAACCTGAAAATACAGGATAAGTCACCGATGAGTAAGTTGCAGTAATCTGCACCTTCTTCATAGGTGTTAATAAATTATAATACGGGCCAGTAACATTTTGAGGATTAAAGTCGCCATTTTGATCTACGATGCGTAAAGTAAGTGAGCCTGTCTGAAATTGATCTGATAGTGCAGTACGGCCCCGGTTAGTTTCTATGCGATTTACTTGACTCGATACATCTACAATTACAGCTGCGCTATCGGCTAGTACGTTTGTATCTAATATGCCTGTATCTAATATCATAGCCTGAGCAAAACTAGGCCCAGTGCTAAAGTTAATTACAGCATTTATTACAGGTAAGGTCATTAAAAGCCCTGACCTGCTGGCACTGTGCTATATCCATTTCTTGTGGCAATTTGTATAGATTCTGCTATCGCTTGACTTAATTTGTCACCACTGCCAGCTGTATCTACTGTTACTCGTATATCCATAGATTGCTGATTGCTAGATTTTTGCACACCGAATCCAGGAAAATTTGATAAATAATCTTGTATTTTATCGTTTAATTTTGCTGTTGATTCTATGGCAAGTTTTTGCACTGCTGGTGAATAAACAATGTCATCACCACCACCACCACCACCACCACCACCACCACCAGATGAAGTATTAAAATTAAACTTAGCCAAAAGAGCAGAGATGCGTGCATTTAGATCTCTTACTAAATCTAAAACCATGTTTGTTACATAGTCGTCTATTTTTGCGTTTAATGTTTTAACTTGTTTAATTGCAAAATCTTCTAAAGACATACCTGCAAGTCTGGCCTGATCTGCTAGTTTCTTTAACGCTTCCGCAGCTTCTAATTCGGCTATTAACTTCTTAGCCAAAGCCTCGTTATTGTCTAGGATTGCTAATTGTGATCTTAGGCGTAACTTAGTCTCTTCATCGGTTGCACTGTTTAGTGCTGCGTTTATACCTATGCGCTCTAAATCAAACTTCTTCTTTAATTCTTCTACGTTCTTATTCTCAATAGCGTTCTTCTTTAATAATGTGCTTAATTCTAATGCTTTAGCCTTACTTAATTTATCTTCAATTCTAACTTGTTGCGCGTTAACACGCCCTGCTGTTCTTTCCTGACCGCCGCGATCTTGCTGTGGCATAGCGTTTCTGCCTAATTGTTGCAAGCCGCCAATATAACCACCTAGCACTGGTATATTTTTTACATCAAATATATTGCCGATTCCCGGTATAGTTGTTAATTTTTTTAGTTTCTCAGCTACTATGCCTAAGCCTGTAATAACTTCAGCTGTGGCTGTGCCAAAATCTTCCATGTTTTTACTTAAGCCCTCAATACTATTATCATCGCCTAGTGCTGCTAAAGCATCTAATAAACTTTTACCTATAGTCTCAGATGCGTTAGCAGATGCAACTTTTAATAAATCCATCTTGCCTGCATAAGTATCTAATCTAGCTGCTGCTTGACCTGCGAATTTTGTATTCAACTCCTCCATGATTTTATTCATGTCGCCAGTCTTTAGTAATGTTTTACTTAGACCAGCACCTAATCTACTAAGACCAGTAGTGTTACCTGCAAAGCCACGTGATAAAGCCGTTGTAACTTCACCTAGAGATCTACCTGTTGCAGCACTTACGTTTAATGCAGTGCTTAATGCCTCTTGACTTTTAGTTATAGATCCTGTTACTGTTAATAATCGTTGAAATGCTGGACGTAAATCATCATCTAATACGCCTGTAGATTTTTGCAAATTAGCAATATACAGCTCTACACCCGGTGCGCTAAATTGGTAACCAGTATTCTTTAACTGTTGCTCTAATGACTTGGCGGCTTTCTCATCTGCCATAAACGCTTTGACTGCTGCTTTACTATACTTACTTAAAGCTGTAACGCTAAAGGCTGTGGCAAATACTTTAGCAAAACTTTTTATCTGTTTATCAAAGGCTGATACTTCTTTCTTAGCCTTTTTTAATCCTTTGTTATCAAAGGTGCTGAGAGCCGATACTACTAAGGTAGGCACAGTTATACTCCTGTAAATCCACGAGCTGCTCGCTCTTTATAAAATCCTAATACTTGACCCTTTTTCTCTAAAGGTAATTTTTTGTAATATTCAAATATGGCTTGATCTATTGCTTTCTTTAGATCTTCGTAAATCTTACCCTGATCCTCTGACCATGCTTTATAGATTACGCGACCTTTATTCTTACGACCTCTACGGCCTACAGATCCTGCAAGTGTTGCATCTACTACGTTAGGTAATGCCTGTATAAATTGCACACCTGCATTTGGGTTAAGTGATGCACCTTGTGAGCCTTGTGTCTTACGGCCTGCAGTTTCATAGATAGCGCCGGGTGCTGACTCATTAGATACGTAGTTATAAACTGAGTAGCCTTTTCTGTTTTTCTTATTAGGACCAAGTTTATATTTGATGCCGCTTCTAGCTGTAGATTGATCGTACGCTGGAAATGGTCTGCGCTGTCCTTCTTGTGGCTCTGCTGATTTTGTCCAGCCACTTAGCACATTTTGCTCACTAGGTAGATATTGTTTTGCTTTATATGCAACTTTAATCATAGGTGCTTTAAGACTGTCTTTGACGTTCTTGTACATGTCCTCGTCAATTTCATCTACTGCTTTAAGAAACTCTCTAACGCCGTTTACGACTACTGGCATTTTTGATCTCCTTTGCTCTATCGCTAAGCACCTGCACTATTGCCTTTAGCATCTCTGAGTCCATATTTATAAACTCACTAGGCGCGATCCCAGTCTCTACACTTAAAGCAGCCACTGTATAGAGAATGGAGTCACGCTGTACTATTTTTTTTCTTCGTCTAATACCTCGACAGTTTCTAAGCTGTCAATAAACTCTAAACCAAATATAGGTACAGTCACGTTAGCCCTACGTAAGCACTCGTGCGCCAAGTAATAGATCTCGGTCTGCCGTTCGTGGTCACGTAGGACTTTACTAATTCCTGCGCCATACTTTAACTCGAAAGCGTACTCGACACCTGGTGTTATCTTATGCTCAGATACTTCACCATTAGCCCTTGTTATCTTTAGCTTTGCCATTATTACTCCTTAGACTGTTACGTCAACTACTATAGGGCTTTGGCAGGTAAATGTAATTGACTGTGTGCTTATGTCGCCCACTGCGCCGTTTACATCCTGTGTGTTATTTACAAGTACTGTGGTTTGATACTCTGGGTTAGTTGTGCTAATTGCTGCAGAAGTCTGCTTAATTGTTAGTGGCACTGTAGTACCCCAGGCTGCCTGTAGTGTTGCGTTTACGTTAGCTGCTGCTGTGTCATTTAAGAAGTCAATAGTGATAGTGCTGGCTTCTAGACCCTTTGCGAACTTGTGAGCGGTATCGCCCATAGCTGTTACTTCTAATTCATCAAATGAGCGGTTAATTGTTACGGCTGTTACGTGATCGCTTAGGGCGACACTGTTCAGCGTGACAACAACGCCATTACTTAGATAGATTGCCATTATTCGTTGTCCTCATCTTTCTTAGCCGCTGGTCGTTTAACCGCTGCTGGTTGGTCGGTAATCTGGCCTATTTTGACCAGAAACTTATGCTCTTCTTCTGTAAATCCTTTGTAGCTCATGTTAACTCCAACTCGTTAGGATTGATACTGTTATCTCAGATACTAGCAAGTCGCCACTAGCTGCGTTGACTATAGCAGGTGCTGAAATACTAGATATGTTTAGGGTAAGACTTGATGCTGCTAGTTTAGTTACTACTGCTAATATAAAGTTTTCCATGCCTGCTAAATTGCCTTGATTATCAAATGCTGGCGTAGTCATAAGAATCTTAAAGTTTGCTAATGGTGCAATAGTTATGTAGTCGTTATTGCTAGGTGTTAAATATGGATCACCAGGTGTAATTACTACGCTGTTAGCTAATAGCGTTGCTGGTGGAAAACTAAAGGTTGACCATACGCCTGCATTGGCTAAGTCTGTTGCAAGTGTGCTGCGTAGTGTGGTAATTGCAGCTGGCATTAGCCGACCAGTGAATTAGGACTAGAATACGGTTGGATGAGACCACGTACCCGATTTATCAGTTGGTACCCCATTCTATAGGGACTTGCAGTGATCCCATCCATACCTACCCCACCAGTCTGACTAACTTGACGGCTTTGCCAGATATCAACCGCGACTATCATCGCGGCTTCTCTTATGGCCGGGGTCGCAGTGTAAGCCTGTGCTTTATGCTCTGGGCCAAGTGCTCGGCCGTATGGTTTAATAAAATGAAAGTTATCGTCTGCAGCTGTCTTTGCGTATTGAATAATGCTGTAGCCGTTAGGGTATGAACTAAATGCGTATGTACTCCAGAATGCTGTGCCAATACTTGCCGGCACTGTAGTGCCCGGAAATGATCCTGTTAATGTGTATGTGCCATTGTATGTGCTTCCACAATTACTTACTACTATTGATTGGCCAGTCACAAAGATACCGGGATTTGCTAATACTAAAGTTGCTACGTTATTGCTTATAGATGAGCCGACTACTGGGGCATCGTTATGCCATAAATAACCTTGTATTAAATCTTCTGCCGATTGGCAGCACTCTTCTACGGTTGCATCGGTATATAAAGTGCCTATTCCAAGATTTGTGCGTAATTCTTGCATAGTTACCATTGCAGCGGCCATAGTGTCCTTTCTTAAAAAGCTCCTCTAGGGCTAGGGCTACTAAACCCTAGAGGATTATTAAATTAACTAACTTATTACGTTAGGTTGAAGCGGCGAACGCCACCAGCAACTAATACACCAACAGCCATATATCCATAGAGAGAAGTTTCAATTTCTCCTGTGGTTGGAATATTGGTTGAAAGTCGTAGAATTGGTGACTCGTAAATTGATACTGAAGATGGAACTACAATAAATGCAGACTCATCGATAGTTGTTGAAACTGCATTTGGATCTACATATAAGTCTAAACCAAGCACGTTTCCGCGCAGCGATGTAGGCACTGAAGACCCAGCATTATTCATAGGGTTAGCGGCATTGTAGATTGGGCGACCTGTTGAATCGGTTGCGCCTAATAGTAGTGACCACTGTGATGTACCAGCGATGTACTTAGTTGCTAACTCACCTGTTGCAAGATATGCAGCTGGTGCTTCTGTAGATACGTAAGAGATAATTCCTGCAGATGATGCTGCTACTGCTGTAGCTTGTGTGCCACTTGCTGTAAGAGCTGCAATTACGGCAGCATCCGTAGCCTTATTGTACGCCCGGGTCATGTTGTCTAACATGGCTGCAAAAAATTCTGGAGAAGATCTTTCCAGAATCTCAAGACTGTAGCGTTGAAGTCCGGCATATTTCTTAACTGTTAGATTTACATAACTGGAAACAATTCCGGTTTCTGATGGGCCCGCTGCTTCCGCAGTTTCTGCCACGGTTCCGCTAGTGGTAATTTTTGGAACACTTATGGTCATTCCGGCTGCCGGAAGAGCACGTGATCCAATTGCATCAATAGCTGGTCGTGATCCAATAAGTGTATCTACTACTGTAGGTACGAACTGTGTTGGAGAAAATGCTGGGTTAGTGGTGAAAGAATCATCGGCGGCAGTCATAAATTTTGCTACGTCTGCTTCTGCTTTCATTACCCACTGTGCTGACTCGTGATTACCTAATTTTGCTTTGATGCTGTGTTCTAGCATGTGTGCTTGTGTCTTAATTGGTGAGCGAGGCTCTGTATAGAATGATGCACTAATTGTTGGGCGTGCAGCCTCTACTGGAGCAACCTCTACCACTGGTACTGCTGTTGGCTCGGTGGTGTTGTCCACTTGTGCCTCACTTTCCGTAGTTGGTTGATTTGTTGCGTCCGCTTCGCCTTCGCTAGCGGCAACTTTAGTTACTTGTGCTTCTGTAAATGCTGGTGACTCAACCAAGCTGACCTCTTTTAAGGTGGCTTTAGTTACATAAATATAATCTTTTTTCTGTGATGATTTAATAACATCTACTCCCACAGATAGACCATCTATTAATTGCTCACTTGCAAGCATTAACGCATCTGATCCTTGCATACTTGCGCTGATCTTAAAGCTAGCATAAATGCCATCTTCTGCTTCATTAAAATTCTGCATACGGCCAATAGGCTTATCATTTCTATGTTGCATAAGCATCTTTATCTTGCCGGGATCACCGACATCTATTGAACCTTTAGCAAAGACAACTTTACCAACACTTGTATTGCCGGCGGTCTCAAACGGGACAATTTTGCCAGCAATAACTCTACGCTCGCCGTCTGCGCTTTCTATTTGGCTATTAAATGTAAGAATCAATTTGAATCCGCCCATGTTAGTACTGCAAAGGTAAATGATGGGGTAGTACCACCGATTGTGCCGACTACTCTTAATTGATCGGTAAATGCAGTAGTTAATCTAATTACTTCTCGTGTAACACCTGTTGCTTGTGTAAATGTAGCAATAGTATTCCAGTTAGTGCCATCTACTGTGTCCTGCACTACCACGTCTAAAGTAGGTAGTGTGCCGCTAGCTGCGCTAACGTTTAATTGCATTACTAACTGTTTAGCAGCGGCTAAGCCAGTAACGGCTGTGCCAGTAACTGTTGCGGTGCGAGCAGCTGACGCTAATAGCGTTACCGTGCTTGCAGGTATATTGGCCTGTTGTATATCACTCATGCATTTTCTCCTTTAGTGCTGTTAATGTACTCAGCATCGCCACTTTCATTTCCGCTGGGTGTTAGATCTTCCATTTCTTTTGCTTGCTCTAGGTCTATAAGTCCTAAAGTCAACATCTTTTCTATTGTCTCTAATCTTGCTTTGTCATCTGATCTTAAAAATGTTTCGCTAATATTAAAACGCACAGTATGTCCGGCAGCTGTAACATCATTCATGCTAAGTCTGTCTTCTATTGCACAAATATAAGGCTGTAGCGAATAAGAAACAAACTCTTTCCGGCCGTCAATAATATTTTGATAGGTCATGGAATTATTCATATCTGCACTTATGTAATATGCAGGTACATTCATAGCACGTGCAATTTGTGTGGCTAAATATTGCGATGCCTCGTTATACATCATATCTTTAGGACTAAAGCCAACAGTTTCATAAGATAATGTGCTAGTTAGATATGCAGTAGATCTTGATTGACGTGCTGCCTTCCAAGCTGCTAATAATCCTTGTACTTGTGACTCTGGCATATCTGCGCCAGTATTTTTTATAAAGCCAGTAGCCATTGGTGTCTGTGCTGCTACAGCTGCCGCTTTTTCTAAATCTAATGCGCTTTGTATTGTGCGCCCGGCGGTTTGTAATACGCCTTGTGTAAGTCCTTGAAAGGTAATTAAACTTCCAACTCCTGACATGGGTAATTTTTCGTTATCCAATGTGTAATATAAAACTTCTGTGCCTTTAGCATTTAATTGTGGAACTACACGAGTATTAGCAACCCATTCAAAACGAGATGGACGCAGGTCGTCCGCAAATATTTCGGTGACACGCCAGTATGCAACTCCGTAAAATATAAGACTATCGACAGTCCACGAGATAGTGACGGATCGTGGCTGTCGAATATCTGGCTGCTCGCACCAGAGTGGCTTCGGTAATTCTGCACCTGTAGATTTTTTGTACAGCTCTAATGGTAAATATCCTATAACACCTTTAATTAAATTAGCGCATCTGTTAACCGCGGGCACTTGTGTCGCAAGTGTACGATCCATCGGACCTGCACCGAATGTGTTATAACCAAATCCAATAATGCTATCGCCCATAACAGCTGGGGCATATTGCTTT